AAGCTAGTATAACCACAATAAGAAACCTTCTATTCCAAGCCGCCATGGATGACTCTTTGTTAGATTGATTTCTAGCATTATTTATAGCTGTATTTTTAGCACCCATTGATTGAAGTATAAGCTTCTGTTCATCATGTGCCTGCTTAGATTTAATTGCAGTTAGCTTAGCAAAAAAACCTAATCCTATTGGTATTAAGTGTGTTAATAAACTAATCATCTAGGTTCTCCAAGTTAAGTTTAAAAGTAGCACCAGTACCTTCTGATGATCCTAAATGTTGAGCTACTTTTCTTATAGCTCCGTAACTAATTTTACTTATACCCTCTTGTTCTATATCTGCTTGGACAGTATCCAATTTTTCTCCTATGGACTTGTCTTGATTTTTTTCTTTAGCATCATTAAAATTAAATCTATCTTCTATATCATATCCACCATCTTTATTAAGTTTAAATCCATACTGTCCTAGTGTTTTTTTTACTCTTTCTTCAGGTTTAAAAAATATATCAGTTACTTTTTTTATATTATCTCCTGTTCTTTCAACAGATGTGCTACCTCCAGGGTAATCTTTGTACTCTATAATACCTCCTTCTTTCATACTAGGATTATCTTTAATCTTTTTTTTAATACTTTGTTTTATAAAATTCATATCACTTTTAGCAAAAAAATCATTACCATAAACAATATTGTCTTGATTTGATTTTACAACAGAATTCATAAAAACATCTCCAACTAAAGCTTTTACAGGAGATGGTACTAAATCAATATTATTAACTTCTTTCATTCTATCTATTAAGGAAATTACTTTTTTAGAGTCTGCCATATTAATCCTTTACCAATTGTGGATAGTATGTATCTATAAACAACTCCCAAGACTCTTTAGTTTTTTCTTTACCATTAGCCCATAACTGTAGTTTATATTGTTTATTAATATAACTTAAAACTTGATTAGTTTTACGTACAGATTCTATAGCATCCACTTTTTGTAATTCTGGAATGCTATCCATATTTTTTATACTAGCAGAATATTCTCCAACAACGGTCTCATTAAAATTAAATTGTTCTGCTGCTCCTGATTGTATTAGTTTAACTAGATTACTTTGTACAGCAGTAGCAGTTCTAGCATTTAACAAATCTATAGACGTAGGTAACTCCTGATCTATAGTAGTTCCTTGTTTAGCTATTCTTGTCATAAGAGCTTCATTATCAGGATTAAATATAACTTTACTTAAATCATCTAAAGTAGTAAGAGCAGCTGTATTTGTTAGTTGAGAATTATTTGGGTTTACCCATCTTATTCCTGTAGAAGTAATAAGTTCTTCAATATTTTGATCTGACTGAACTTGAGAAGTCCCTGTTTGTACTTTATTAATTTTAATTGCTGTATTTAAAACATCATTAAATGCCTTTTTACCTGGAATAGCATTACCATAAAACGAATTTAAGTCAGGGTACTTTTTGTCAAACATTTTTTTAGTTATACCATCTGATATTTCTTTTGTTCCTATATTAAGAGCATTTAAAAAGAGTGCTCTTTGTTTAGTATCTCCTGCTGGTAGTTTATCTAAAACTGATGTCAGAACTTGAATAGTTGCTACATTAGAAGGACTTATATACTTCATATTTTCAGATTCATCTATAGCTTTTGCTGTTGTAAGAGCATAGCTAAAAGCTTCTGAAGCATCTTTACCATTTCTCCATGTTTTAGTACGTGTAAGAAGACCATTTAAAGAGTTATTATACATATCAAATTTAGGTTTTATTCTTGGGTCATCTATAAATCTTCCAAATCCATTTTCACTGTCTAAGAATTTAAATTGTTCTTGTTCTATTTTAGTTTGAAGTTGATTTATTAAACCAGGAAATTTTGTAGGGTTCTCAGCATCTGGATTTTTTGTAGGATCAAATAATTCTAATGCATATGCACGTAGTTCTTGACTACTTTGAATAATAAGTTTAGTATCTAACCTTTGATTTACCATAGAATCGGCTTCTTTAGCAACATCTTGGTCTCTACTTTTATTGGCTAACTCCTCAGCTTCTGTCATACTAAACTCTGTTCGTTGTTCTTGAAATCCTAACTCTGTTCTAGGAAAATCAACTGAACCATCTTCTAATTTATATACTTCTGTACCAAATTTCTTTGCTTGATCAAAAATATAAGCTTCTAATTTTGCTTGAGATTTTGCCCTGCCAGCAGCAATAGCATTTTCATTAGCTGTATCTGCCGCATAAATATTACTAATACCAGAATTTGCTAATAACTGTTTAGAATATTTAGTAATAACATCAACTCTACCTGGATTATTTTTAATTGCATCTTGTAAAAGTTCTTTTATTCTCATTTGACTTTGAAAAACTGTCATTTTTCCTTGCTTAACACCATTAGTAATTACTTTAGATTTATTGCTTACATCTGATAAAACCCCATTTAATTTTATATCACCTTCATTAGGTTCTACTTTGTCTTGTTGAACAAAAGGTAAACTATTCCAAGAAACACTCTGGTCTTTATATGCATCTATTTCACCTAAAAGATCTTCTCCTACACCTGTTTTAACCTCATAGTCTTTATAATCATCATAAACAGTAGCACCTAATTGTGTAGCTTTACTAAGTAACATTAAGTTAGCTTTAGCTTTTTCGCCTTCAGTAGTATTTACTATTGGTTTATCTACAGCAAAATTTACATTTGTATCTGTATTTAAAGAGGTTGCGTATTTTTCATTCTGTTGTGCCATAGTTATTCCTTATTGTCTATTGGGGTGTCTATAAATATTTTATCATACTCTTTCTTTCCTTCTGGAGCATATTTCTCAAGCCAGTTATTAATATCTCTATCATTTTCCATAGACTCTGAAATGCCAGTTTCTATCATAAGATCTAGTAAGTCTTCTGCTCCTGAGCCTTTAAATTTTCTACGTTCAAGAGAAAGAACTTTGTCTACTACTCTTTCATGTTCTACTTTAGTCCACTTTTGAGCTTCAGACAAACCTAATAGTAACCAAGGCATATCATTTTCTAAATTACTTATAGCTTCAGGTAGACCAATATCACCATTTCTATATTTATCTGCCCATGTTGTATAATTTTGATGTAAAAGTTTAGCATTTTCTTCCATCAGTGTCTTTCTATCTAGATTTTTAAATAAAGATTTATAATAAGCATTACCTTTTGGGTCTCCCCAACCAAGAGCTACTTGCCAAATATCTGATTCTTCAAGATTATAAAGCTTAGCACCATTTTTATTAGTTACCCAGCCTTCATTTGCATGAATTACTAAAGCTTTTTGAATATCACTAACAGATTTATAAGCACTAAGAACAGCTACAAAAGTATCTTTAACTTTATCTGCAGTACCTTTAGCCCCTATAGAAGAATCTGGTACAGTCCAAATAAACATAGCCTCATTAATTTTAGCTGCTATCTTACCTGGAACTGAAAGGGAAGCAATACTTGGATTAGTTTTATCATTTTTATCAAACAGTTTATAAAGTTCTTTTGCTATTTGAAATAGCCCTATATCTCTAGTTGCCATTCCTTCTGACAAAACAAAACCTGATGGTGCTTCTTTACCAGTTATTTTAAATGCTGATTTCCACATCCAATCTGCTACTCCACCCTCTAAATTAGATAAAAATTGAGGTAATGAATCTTGATAATTTAATTGACCTTGTTTACGAGCCTCTGCTTTAGGATTTTTAATTCCTTCTTCAGCAAATTTTTCTTCATCATTTTCAAGTAAGTTTACAGCTAATATAGTTCCTATAGCTTTTACATATAAACCCCAAATAGGTAAGTTTTCTGTTCCCCACATTATTGATTTACCTACAAACAATTTACCTCTTTGTACGTTTGATAATCCAAAACCTCCTTCATGTAAAGCTGCTACTGTAACCTTATGATTATACTGTAAGAAAGTCATTATTTGTCCAAGAGCATTATGACTCCAAGGCATAGCTCCAAACTTAGTCATACTACCTTTAAAGTTATAAGCATTTGTTGCTACTTCTGCTCTATACTTATCTTCCCACCAATTTTTTCCAGGGTTTCTCTCTTTAAATGTAAGTATTGAATAAAGTATACTTACAACTGAAGTCATAGACTCAGATTGCTTAAAGCCAATTACTCTACCAACATTACCTGGAGCACCAATTACGCCTTTAAATGCTCCTGTTGCTTTGTCATAAAACTTTGGATTTAGTAATACTTCAGATTGAGTCATTATTTCAGAAATTATTATATTTTTATCTACTTGACTTAGAGTTCTATTAATTTCTCGAATTAAATAAGGGATTTCTATGTCAGTCCATCCAGAAAACTTTAATGCTGCTGTTATTTTTTTGTTCCAACCTTCAGCTCCGGCTTTTAAATCTGGATGTGTAAGTAATGGTGAAGCTCTTAAAATTAATGCATCTGACATTATCTTAGGAACTATTAAAGGATCAGCTTTTAAACCTGATGCTACAGTTGCTTCAATAGCAGGAGAAAGTTGTAAAAGTAATTGTTTAATAGGAGAGCCAGCAATTACTAAAGTTGAAATACTTCTTTGTAAAAGCATAGCTGAAGAGGCAGACTCATTTCCTTCACGTCTTAAAGATATAGAAGTCTTTCTTGCCCTTTGTCCTGGAATAAATTCAATTATATCAGATAAATAATGTAATATTTTTTGTTTGGCTATATCAGAAAGACCTACCTCAACTTCTCCTAGTCTACGAGAATACGTTTCATATTGATTTTTTGCTGTATTTAGTTTATTAAGTAGCTCTTTAGTAAGTGTTGTTTTATCTATACTTTTACCTATTTCACTTACACTTCGTGGATAACGTCCTCCAGCAGGTAAAAATTCTTTAAACTCTTCTACAAATTGTTTTTTAAACAAATCAAAAGCTTGAGAATTTAAATTACGTTTCATTGCATTATTCGCATTTTCAACCATAGCTTTAAATTCATCTTTAATATCAGTTCTTCCTACCATGTTTTGATTCATATCTTTAGCATTTGCTAACTCAGAATCATAAAGAACTTGTCCAGCTTCTTCATAATTAAACATTTCTTTTGGAGAGCTTTCTGAAGCTTGTCTAGAATATATAACATAGTCTTTATATAAGCTACTGTTTTTAAGTTTATTTACTATTTTTAGTGCTTCTTTTTTTGTTGAAGCCCTTGCAATAGACTGTCTTCGTTTTTGTAATACTGCAAGTGTTCTAGCTTGATTTTCTGTAACAGGCTCAGCTCTTTTAGAGCTAGGGTTATATTTACCTCCTACTATTATACCTTGAGGACTAGTCTGTGTTCTATAGTCATAAAGAAGAGTACCATTTTCTACAGCCTTTAATGGAACTATATCTACAAAATGTAGACTAGCATCAACTTGTGGAAGATACCCTTTACTTAAAGGAAGAAGGTCTCCAGCTAATACACTAAGTTTACTTGTAGTAGGGTCAATTACTCCATAAGTATAGTCATTAAAATCAGGAAGGTCTGGATAAGTTTCTTTTATAGAACCTAATGAATCTTCTTTATAAAAGTTTTGTTGTTCCATTGGTTTTTTAGTACTTACACTATAAGCACTTGCAAAATTAGACGCTAGACCACTTACAGGTTTACTTAGTTTAACTAAAATTCGACCTTGTGTATCTACAACTTGTCCTTTATTATTAGCTAAAGATAATTCTTTACTATACTCAAAATTAATTACTTTAGTATCTGATAAGTTCATTACTTTTTTTACATTTGCTGTGATCCAAGGAATGTCTATAGTACGTAGTTCAGTTACTAAACTTCCATCTTCTAGTATTTTATCTATTTCTAGTGTAACAGGATTATTTTTTTCTGATACTACACGATCAGATACAGGAGCTATTAACCTATTAGATATATTTTCATAAGCTCCTAAATTATAACCTTCTTCTGTTAGTCTATTAATTTCATATTGATTCATTACTTTTCTTGTTAATCTAGTTAACTGTTCAAAAGCATTTGCAGCTTCTCTAAGAGCTGGTAATTGTTTAACAGAAGTAATTCTAGTCCTTTCTAAAAGCTTAGAATAATTTATAGTAGGACTAAACAATGAAAACAACTGTACATCAGTATAATCATTTATAGATAACCCATTTTTCTTCATATCTCTAAGAAGATAGTCAAGAGCATTTTTATTTCCATAAGAAGCAAAAACATTAATAATTTCATTTTGCATTCTTGAACTTAAATAATCATTTTCTAAAGCTAAATCAGTAAGTTCTCGTGTAACCCACTTAGCTTCTCTCATGTTATTATGTATCCAAGAAAAAACGTCCCAATGCTTTATTCTTGTATTAGGATTATATGTTATAGATTTACCTGGAAACCAATTAAATTTAAGATTACCTATTTCAATAGGAGATAATCCTTGTATAATTACATTATAATCTGTTTTAGTTTCTAACACTATTTCAAATTGATTAGTAGTATCTTTAGAAAATTGATTTTTAAACTCTTTAAGAGCTATTCTATTTATTCTATTTTCATAAGAAGCCTTATTTTCTACTTTAGGATTAGCTGGATTTCCAGCATGAGCTATTTCATGTTTTAAAACAAAGTCTACCCATTCATTTTCTGTTTTAAAAATATCTGGTAAAGCCGTAACTCCTTCTACTTTAGGAGATAACCAAGGTTTATCCTTAAACCCTTTTTTAATTGCAGGTACATTAAGTATAATTTCAAGAGGTTCGCCATTAGATTTACGTCTTAAAGTTGCATTAACATCCTGTATTAAAACACTTTTATTTGGAAGAGCTACAGTTCTACCTTTTTTAGTAGAACCAATTTTAATTGGTATAGATAAAGTTTTTTCTGGAACTAACTCTTTTGTTTTACCTTTTATTATATTATAAGCAGGCAATTTTATAGTTGCTGTTGCTCCAGGACCAGCCTCTATACTTTCAATAGCAGTCATTATACCTCTGTCTTTATTAAAAGTTTGAGAATTATAATATACTTTTCCAGTATTTAAGTCTCGTATATATACTTTTGATTCAACAAAAGGTTTTTGTATCATACCCTTTTTATTTTTTTTACTTATAGGAACAGGAAACTTTCTAGTACCTTCAGGTAATTTACTTATTTCATTTATATTATTTAAATTAGGATCATTAATTAATTTATTTAATTTATCAATAGCATCTACTTTATTAGTAATAGGATTTCCAACTTGATCTGCTCTAAAAACTAAATCTGAATTTAAATTAGTAGCATTTATACTAACATTAGAATGACTTGGACTATAATTATTATAAGTTGCTATATTATTAAGTAGTGGTTTAAGTTGTCTTACAAGAGTATAATCAACTGCTTGGCTTAAAGACCTACTCTTTGTTATTGCCTCATTATAAATACTTTGAGCAGAAAGATCTACTGGTGTAGGATTAGTTAAAATAACATTAGGGTGAGGTAGTGAAGATGTATTTCTAGATCCATAACCAAAGTCTACCCATGAATTAAAGAGCTCTGCTTTACTTACACCAAGAGCTAGACCTGTAGTTGAACCATCAGGTCCATCTAAAATTTCTTTAGATATTACTGAGGCTACGTCAAGATTAGCATTAGCAGTAGTTTGTATAGGAGAGTCTGGATTTACACTAGATTTATCTGAAGCATATATAGGAGAACCTTCATCAAAGGACTCTTTATACTTGTCTCTCCAATTTGGATTAGTTGCATCTTGTCCAGCATCTCTTCTAGCAAACTCACTTTCTTTAGTAACAAGATCCTTACCTTTTCTTTTAGGAATAATTCCTTTAATTGCTCTAGTAGGTGCAAATATAAGAGCAGCTTCTACTAAAGCTCTAGAAGTTCCTGGACCTGCAGGAGTTTTTTCTTCTACTTTTTGCATTGCTAAATGAATAAGCTCCCCAAATTTTGTTATTAATTGTCCAGAGGGAGACTTCAATCTTTCTTCGGTAGTAATATTTAATGCATCAGACTGTCTTTCTACTGTAGACCTTCTATCTGGTTCACCTTTTTTAAACCTTGCATTTATAAAGTCAATACCATCTATATCTAACTCTCGCGCAAGTAGCTGCGCAAATGTAAAAAGTGGAGTTGCAGGAGTAATTCCTTGTAAATTATAGGCTGCTGTATCATACTTACTTTGATTTTTTATTAATAATTCATCAAAAGATAACCCTTGATTCTCATCTAAATCTGGAGTTTTTGCTACTGCTTTTATACCTTCTTCTGTAAGATCACCTGTAGCTTGTACATTTTTTAAGAACCCATCAGGATTATTAGTTAACTTTTGTATAAGTGTTGCTTCTCCTGCAAGAATAGCAGCAATATTATTGTTAGATAATAAAGCTGTAAACTCTTCTTTAGTTAAACTTTTTAATTCCTCAACAGATGTAACTAAGGGATCTTCAATAGCCTCTACAAACTTAGTTCCTAAATAATTATTTTTAACTAAGCTTTGAAAAGTAGGATAAATAACTTGTAGTTCACCTACAGCTCCACCAGAACTAATCTCATTGTTAGTACCAAACGTTGTTTCTGCAGAATAAACTGGCTTTAAGGCTAATAAAATATGTTTTGAATAAATACCATGTTTTTGTTGTAAAGATAGTAGTTCATTACTAAAAACATCTTTACCTATATCAGTAACTATTTCTGTAAGATTATTCCAATTGTCTGTAAATATTGGATTATATTCACTGCTGTTTGGATCAAGTCTTTTCTCTGCTAAGTCAGCATTTTTAAGCCATGTAATACCATTAGGACCTTTTTCAGTATTATAAACACGTTGTATATATTCATTACTAACTTTATTTTCTTTTACTGTATTTCTATCTATAACTTCTAAAGTAATAGAATTATTAGCTATTAAGTCTAAAAGATTTTTTGAATTTTTATCAAGGTTAGTATTAAATCCTTTTAGGTCTTTATATACTTTTTCTTTAATAGACTTAAAAGATATTTCTCCAGGAGAAGCTCTATCTAAAAGTGCATCATAGTAATCTGCTGCTGTAGCTGTTGTATAAGTACCAAAAGTTAGTAAAGCCACTCCTGCTTTTATAGCAAAGTCTTCAACATTTAATCCTAATATTGCTACATCTTTAGAAGATGTTTCCATTGCCTTTGATAATGCATCTTTTGTTTTATTTACATTACCAAAAGTAAAGGCATCCGAAAGTTTATTAATAAGAGTAACTGACTCTTCATCAGGAACTTCTGGTATAGAAAGTTTAATCTTTTCTATATTTTTTTCTTTTATTTCTTTTTGTTTTATTTCAATAGGAATTAGTTGGTTTACACTAATATTTTCTATGTCATCTTTTAATGTCTTTATTTTATTAACTTTACTAGCAGCATTACTTTCTGTATTTACTTTATCTAAAACTTCTATAGCTGCTTTTTGTATTTCATTATTTTCTGGAATATCTATTGGTACAAGGGTTTTAATACTTGATTGATATTTTGTTTTTAAATCTGAAGATATATATCCACCAGTAGCATATAATTCAAGAGCATTCTTTTTTTCTTGTTTATCTATATCAGGATCAGAAATAATACTATTTACAATGCTTTTGTTTTGTACATTTTGATCTTCTTTATATTTATTAATTGCTAAATCTTCAAGCGGAGAGGTGCCTTCGTTTAATAGTTGTGCTTTAGTTTCTGTGTAGGTTACTTCAGGATCAGCATCTGTAGCTGCTGCTGTATAAAAAGCTTTATTAGATGCGTCACTATCACTAAAAACAAACTTAGCAGCAGTTTCTTCTGGTAATTCTAAATTTTCTTGAAATATAAGAGCCATGTATGTCCTAAGCTATTGGAGTTAAAGATCTAGAATAGAGACCTCCGTCTCCTCCAGAAATTGTTTTAAATATATTCATTCCAGCAGTTGTAATATTCCCTGCTCCTGAAGCAAATCCTTGAGCAGTACTTCTATCAGTTCCAGCTTGACCAATTATATTAGCTTGGGTTGATAAGTCTGCAGCAAAACCTCTTGAAACATTTAAATCTCCAATTACTGAAGCATAATCAGTGTTTAGAGCTCCTTGAGTTCCAACATAACTAGAAGTTCCTGTACTACTAAATCCAGAATTAGCAACTAAGTTTCTACCTTGCATAATCATTTTTTGTTGATTTTTAGCATTAGCTACATTTCTTGCATTTACTTCTGATATTCTTTGTCTAGTTTTATTTTCTTCTACTTTTGCATCAGCAATTACTTGATTATAACTAGCAGCTTCAGTTGCGTATTTATTTTGTTGAAACATACCTCCAGATTGCAGAGCAAAACTTCCTGTTGAAAAAGGATTAGCTTTTACATAATTAAATGCTGAAGAGGCTAGTTTACCTGCAAAGCTACTTCCAAAAGCACTAGTAGCAGTTCCTACTCCTCCTGCTGTAGTAAATGCATAACCAGCAGGACCAGCAGCCGGTGCTGCAGCTCCCATAAGATAAGCTCCTCCATAGTAAGCAGCTGCTGCTACTACTGCTACCTTTGCTATTGTTTTAACTGCCTTTCCCATTTTATAACTCCTTTTTTGTTAATATTTGTTCTACACCATCTGTTGTTGTTACCATAAGTCCTGTTGGATTAAGTCCAAACATTTGATTAAATTTTACAGCTTTTTTATTATCACATAATCCATAAAATTCCTTAATCCCAGCCTTTTTAATTTCAGGTATAATTACATTATCCCAAATCTTTCTATATCTTTTATAAGTAGAAACTTTCCAATCTTCCATTTCCATATGCATAAGATAAATATTAAGGTCTTCATTATAAGACATACCTACAAAAGTTTTAGTTTTTTCTTTATATAAATATTCTATATCCATTTATGCTTTTGTTAGTGCTGTAGCTTGAACTGTCCAACCTAAAAGTTGCATATCTTTACCTACTTCTGATTGTATTTTTAAACTCAATGTCTTTCCAGAACCTCTTAATTTATTTTTAGTTGTTATAACAGCTGCTCCATTATCAAATGTATCTGTTGCTCCTGAAGGTGTATATAAACGAAGGAGTCTATAAGCTTGAAACTCAGTTCCCCATTTTCCACTATTTGCAGAATTAGCCCAGTTCCATTGTGACTGTACTAAACATGATGACTGGTTATCTAAAACAAAACTAGACCCACTAGCTGAGAACCCATCTTCTGTTTTATTAAAGTAAAAGAATATGTAAGGTACTTGTTTACGTTTTGTAGAATCTTTAAATAATTCATACCCCGTAACTAAATAACTTGAGTAGTTAACTCCTCCTCCAGCACCACCAGCTGTAACCCAGTCTTTAAAGGTAGTATTTTTATATAATGAAACTGTAAACTGTGTACCTTTAAAAGTTAAAAACCTAAACCCAGATGTTCTATTTACTTGTATATCTTCTGTAACAATAACTGAAGTACCCGCAGTATTAATAACAGCATTACCATCAGTTACTTCTACACCTGTTGCTGTTGAAGATACTGCATATCCTGGAATATCTATATAAGCAGTTACCCAAGGAGAGTTAGAAGACAACTTTTCAATTTTTTGAGGGTACCATGCTTTTAAGGATAAGTCTAAAACTAATTCTTTATTATAATCATTAATATAATTTGCAGTACTATAAGCATCTGTATCATTATATAACCACCTTAATCTATTTTCTTTTTCATCATAAAAACCTTTACAATTATTTTTACCTAAATCAGGAATATCAATAAAAAACTTTTGTATAGAGCCTAATGAAATAGATTCAGCTTTAAATCGTCCTGATGTAGAATCAGGAGCTAATTGATATATACCTGCTTTTGACCAATAAATATAGTTTCCATTAACATTAACTATAGACTCACCATTTGATACACCATTTGTAGATATCTTATTTAATTGGAAAGAGTTAGCATTAAACCCTCCAGTATCTCCATAGATCTCCCACACGCCATTTTCTGCAAAAACTAATAGTGACTGTTGAGAAGAAGCTAATTTAACAATCTGAGTAATCTCAGGTATTTGTATAGTTCCACCATCACTTGCAACTAAAGCATTAACTCCTGGTGCAGTAGGGTCGGAAGCTTGATGAGCTTTACCTAGTTGATCATCTGTTGTTACAACTTGTGTAAAAAAGATATAGCCCGAATAATTAGGAGATATAGCATCTCCACCAGTAACATCAGAAGCTACTCCTGAATAAAATACTCGTTGAGCATAAGAAGCAACAGTCGTAAGATTACCCTGCTCTAAATCATTAGGTAAAGAGAGACCTGTTAAAGTACTTCTTTGAGATCCTCTAATAAAAGCATCAATTACATTACTGCCTCTACTTACAAAGTATTGTGAAGTAGAGTTTTTAAGTAATGTTTCTGGATCATATTTTTCATAATCCTCATCAGCAGCATTACTTATTTTACCAAAAGTCCAAGAGTCACCATTACTAGGATATAATCCAAGTTCTGTATGTGTAAAATCAATTGCATCTGGTGTTCCTGACTCAGCTGCAGAAACAATAGTTGTATTCCACCCTTGGTTTCTAAGGTTATATCTATGAGCAGCAGAAATACTAGAAGGTCTTTCTGAGATAGTTAAACCATCATCAACTCCCCAAATATCCCTTACATAGATATCAATTGTTGATTGAGTAACTGCTCCAGTAGCTTTATTATAGGCTAATAAAATAGGCTGTTCTAATTGAGAACCAACAATAATCATTTTATTATTAATAATAGCTGTTTCTAGTTTACCATTAGAAACTCCACTAAGACTTATAAAATTACCACTGTTTAAAAAATTATTACTTGGATTAGCAGATAATAAATTAATAAACCAAAGTTTTTCATTTGACCTTACTACACCAATAGCTACACTAGCATCACCAGCAGGTGAATCCCATTTAAATAAATCTTGTCTTCCAGAAGCTAACTGACTAGCTGATTGTCCTGTAGATTTTAAAGCATAGAGATTTTCATAGTCAATCCCTAGTCTCCTTGAACGTGAACCATCTCTATTAAGAACAAAGTTTTGTTCATCAATAGAAGCATTATCAGGAAAAGTAAGAGGACTTGCCTCTGTAATTAACCCTTTAACAAAGGTATTATATGGTTTTTCAAGGCTTGTTGCCATTTAAATTTCCTGAGATTTTTTAGCTTGTTTTGCGTAATACTTTTCTTTAGCTGTTTCTTCTATTTTGCCTTCTTTTAAATTTGCTAAATAAGATAATACTGCTGTATCTACTAAATTTAAAGAGGTATACATACCTGATAGTTCTTGAGGTAACTCTCCACCACCAGACCATTGTAATTTATAATGTGCTGTTCCTGGATGTATACGAGCTTCAAGTTCTTTAGTTCCTTTAGTTTTATAACTTCTTATTATATTTTTATCCATAGTTTTTTGATTTACCTTTAGTTTTTTTAACTACTTTCTTTTTCTTTTTTACTACTGGTGATTTATATTTCATTTTCTTTTTTTTCCCATATTGTTGAGCATTTATAAATGCAGATGTATTACCAGTGTTTGCCATATTATTTCCTAGTAATTAGGTTTTTTATTTGTAGAACCATGTCTACCATAGTTTGGATAAGAGATTCCATTCTTTAGTCTCCAAGCATCTTGACTCATTCTACGTCTTTGGGAAGTAGCTGTCTGTTCTGCTTTAGGATTAGCCATTTGTTTAAGTACAACAAAAGCTGTTGACTTAGCTTCAGCTAATAAATAACTAAATAGTTGCACAGGAATATCTGGAATAAATGCATCCGATAGCGTAAAGGCTACTGAACGTTTACCATGACACTGTGTTTTTGAAGACTGTAGTGTACTATCTAAAGAAGATAAATAAGAATCAAATACTAAAGACTCATCATCAAAAGAGGTAAAGCACTGAGGTTGTTTATTTTTAAGAATATTAATAGTTATACCTGTAGGGTCTGTTACTTTTAAAACTGTAGCTGTAGCAGTACTATCTCTAGCATCAGTAAGATGCATAAACTCTTCTGGAGTTTTATACTCTATTACTTGAAATAAATCTTTATCTGTAGATTTTAATTTACTATTATATTTAATATACTTTAAGTCAATAATATCTTCTGGTAAAAGCATATGAGTAGGTCTAGCAGTAGTACCACTAGCAGTCATTCTAAATAATTCATATAAAAAGGGATAGTCTGTACCATCAACAATATTATAGTAAGAAGTTTTAATTATTTGAGCTACTTGTAAAGACTCTGGTGTAGTATTAATTGAATTTACTTCGTCTGAATCCATATCAGATAAAATATCTTGTGTCATTTCAAGTAATGTCATTTTAGCCATAATTTATCCTATGTAGCAGTTAATGTTAAACCTACTTTTTGAAATATCATATCACCACTTGCTCCTGTATTGTGAGCATAGATTTCAAAGTAGTCATTAGTAGCAGCGTTATAAAAACATGAACCTGAAGCTTGAGTTACATCGCTTGTAACACAAGTTGTTAATACTTGAGAACCAGCTATAACAGTTCCATTTCTATGTACTGCAAATGTTATCTCTCTATCTGCTCCTGCAGCTTGTTTTAAAGATACATCAAAATTAAGATTAACTACTGTTGTAAGACTACCAGTATATGTTAGTCTTGCTGATGTTGCTTCAGTAACTAGACTACCTAGTCCAGAAGCTATTGTTGTTGGTGCTACTTTAGCAGTAGAACTACTATGTGATAAAGTATAGGGAGAAGCTATATTATAGAAATAGAATTTCCCTTTTGGTAAAGCCATCGTGCCTGTAGTCAGTGTTGACCAAGCTCCTGATGCTGAACCATTCGCTACATAAACTTTATTGGCAGCAGCCGCAGCCACACCTTTGGGCTCATGCAAGTCAGTGCCAGTAATAGTTTTGTGTTGAATCGTCATTTTGTTTCCTTGTTAAATTAGGGGTAAGCCCCGAAGGGCTCACCGAGGTATTACTTATTACACATTTCCATTATAGACATATGTAACTCTTAACCTAGCTGACCCAGCTGTAAGCGTACCAGTTTGAGCTGCTACTGTTACTGAAGCTGCTGATGTACCTACTGATTTACCAATAAATACTCCTGCGCCTGTAATAACAGCACCTTTAGTTAATATCAATGCATTAGTACCCTGAGCTTCATCTACTAATCCGTTAGGATCTGTAGTTGCTCCTACTATACCTGCTTGCATTGTAGGTGTACTTCCACCAGCCCAAGCTGTAGTAATATAAATTACTGCAGACTTAATCATGGCATTTGCGGGTAGTTTAAATGTCAGTGCAGTAGTTCCTGCAACTGGCAAGTTATCGTATGAAAAATCCCATTCCGCTGTTTTAAGTAAACCTTGCTTTGAACTTTCTTGACCACCAAATTGCCCATCTGTAGTACGAGGACCATAATGGCTAGCCACATTTCTTTTAGCTCCGACTTCGTATCCCATTATATTCTCCTAGTATGCAGCATGATCAGTGATGATCACACCTAAAGTGTCAAGACGTTGTGCGCCAAAGCCATAACGAGTAGTAACTTGATATTTATCAGCTCTTTCCTCATTATCTCTCCAACCTTCTGTCTGCGGAGCACGTCTCCATGCATGCATCAGTGGTTTACAAGAGTCATCAGCAACACACATAAACACGTTAGCTTTATTACCTACTACTGAAACATCATCAGCTAAGCCATAAGCAGCAGCATTAATGTCTTCTACTGCAGTAACAGAGTGTAGGAAGTTAGATGTATAAACATCAAAACCCATAATATTTCTAACAAATTTATGATCTCTTGCAAAACCTTCATTTAGAATACCTTGGAATTGCGGAGTATTATCAACGACTGTTTGTAAAGAGATTAATCCGTTTAAAGTAGCCTCAACAATAGGATCAACAATTGCAATCCTACCACCTGCAGGAACATTAGCTTTATCAAAAGATAACTTCATTGCTACAAAGTCAGATAAAGTAATTTTCCTAGAAGTACCGCCAGAACCACCAGCAACCCAACGATGTGGGCGACCATTAACTAAGTTAACAGCTCCTGCGGTTTGTGCAGCATTTGCTACATTTAAAAATTTAGTCTCATGGTTTTCACCAAGAGCACGAGTAGATTCCATAGCTCGCATTGACATTAAAGTATCAATTTGAGAACCATCTTCACGTAGGTCATCTGTAACTTTCCATGCATCACCAACGTAGTCAGTAATAGATAGAGTTAGAGTTCCAGTGTCAATGTCATGGAAGTTTAGAGGTGTATCCTCAGCAGCATCTTGTAATGAGACTGTACCAACTGTTTTAACGTTTAAAGTTGTACCAGAACCAAAGTCTGTTACATCTCTCCACATACCTTCAGGTAGTAAATAGTCATGTAAATTATCAAGAATAAACTGCGAATACTGTTGCGATTCAATGAACGCTGTTGTGTTTCCAGTACTAGCCATAATTAATTTTCCTTATAAAATTATGTTTGTTGTTTAATTTTCTCACCTGCAATTTTCCAAGCAGCAGCTAAATCTTTTGTTGTAGCACCCTGTTTTACACGAGCACTCAACTGAGAAGAGTCTCCGACTTGATTTCTAAGCGTTTCTGTATTTATTGAACTAGTAGGCTTAGAGTGTAAAATTTCTCCAGGCTGAGCTAATTCACTAAGTTTTAAAACTAACTTAGGGTTTGTTGCAGCAAGATTGTGTAGTTGTTGTATAGTTAAACCATTTTCTAAAGCCATAGAATTATAAACAGTCTCCGCTTTATTTCCATACTTAGTAGTAAACTTTTCAGATACTAACTGAGCATTTTGCTGATAAACTCTTTCTTTTTCTTTTGACTCTATAGTTTTATTAACAACGTTTTGTAACATATCTTGATTAAATTCAGGTTCCTGATAGGTCGTAACAGGTGGTTGAATTCCAGACTTAATTTCATCTAAAAGTTCCTGAGTAGTTTGTCTCTTAGTCAATTCTTCTTTTACAGCGGCAAGTTCAGACTCTAAAGTCTCAATATGCTTTTGTGCATGAGGTACTGATTTAAGAGCATCTTCTGGGCTCTGGTACTTTTTTCCTTCACCAACTAGTTCTTGAGCCTCGGTCGGAATCTCAAATGCTTTTGGTGTAGTATCTGTTTGTACAGCTTCGTTTGTACTCTGCTCTACGTTTACTTCTTCATTTACTTCTTGTTCCATGTTACTTATCTCCTTGGTCAGGTATTAAATTGTTAAGCTTTAAAAAAGCTTTTTGTAAGCCTAATTGAAAAGCAATGTATTCAGAATGAGCTGGGATATTGAATATTTCTTCATCTACCAACTTTCTTCTTGATAACTCTACTTGTTCATCTAAGTATTCTTTTATTAATCGAAAGGACTCTTGTTTAGTAAGAGCCTTTCCTTCTTTAGTCTTTAAATCTATCATACTATTATTATACCATGTTTATATCTAAAAGTCAAGGACTATTCCATAGGAGGACCTTCTTGTGGTAGTTCTTCTGAAGTTCCTGAAGGTAATGGAGATAACTCTTCTTCTTCCATTCCTAGTTCTCTACCTTGTTCTTGTAGCATACGATCGTCCATACTAGGAGCAGCAGCGTCTTGTTGAAGTTCTTTTTGTACTTGTTGAACAATTTTTTGTTGTTCACCTTGTTCAAAGAGTCCTACATATTCACCAATAAAATCATACTTTTCAAAGCCCATATATTCTTCTACCATTTGAGCAATACGTTTACCTGAAATATGAGGTTGTATTATTGCTCCAATTGGGCTATTAAAGACCCCTAGGATGTTCTGTAAGAGCTGCGCTCTCATAGCATAGTGTCTAGCACCAATTGGTCTTAGTTTTCCTCTAGATGATATGTCTTCTTTTGTTATAGATAAGAAATCCATTACTCCAAGATCATCATCCATAACTCTAGTTAATTCTGCAGTATCTATATAATGTCTAGACATTTCTAACATTTTATTTAGGATAGGTTCTAAAAACTCTCTTTCAAACCTATTAACTTTATGTTGAAATATTCTACTAGCTGCATTTTGAAGTTGCTGTACTTCAAAAGCTGTTTTTTCTCCTGGAGTTCTAATTCCCATAGACTCTTTTGGTGAACCTGCCATCTCTTCCATAACTTGAAGTAAAGAAGCAATTTCGTTATTAACTTGAAATGCTGCAGGATTAGGAGGCATAGCTGTTACATCACCATCTTCTGGTATATGTATAGTTTCTTCTGGTCCCCAAGTAAAAGGTTCTACGTCCCCTTTAATTTTTAAAGGTGGGTGTATAGTTAGATCTAAAGCATCTGCTTTAAGGTTTTCTAAATGATCTACTCTATATTGCATACCAACTAAATTATCTAAAGGTCCCATAGCATATAGATTATCTGGACGTTCTCTCCAACCAACATGGTTTTTAGTATCTGTGCCTAACCATGAAGGATTAGTCTCATTTTTTAAAATATAGCTTCTATCAATAATAGTAATTACTTTGTTTTCTTCTAATTCACCCGTAGCTTGATTATAGTAGTCTCCTTCAAACTCTAGTAATTCTACCATTCCTGATTGATAATACTCTTGTAAAGATCCAAAACCGTCAACTAAAAAGCCTTCAGCTTTATTAATATCTTCTGTTCTAAAAGAACTAATGCTTTGTCTAATGTCTACTACTTTATTAAATACGGCTTCATCATATTTTAAATCAGGACGATACTTAAGATCTTTTTTTAATTCTCCAATAGATTTCATATATCTTGTAAATTTAGGAGCTTCTCTAAAAGAAGGAGCTGTAGGATTAAATACAATATCAAAAGGAGATATTCTAATTAATTTAGGTCCTCGATAAGTAGTTATAACTTCATCTGAAATTAAATCCATATGATGCTCATCAACATAAGTTACTTCGCCAAAGGCATTACCATAATCTATATAATCATAAACAAGGCTAGAAATAGTTTCTCTAAATCCAGATTCTCTTAGTTTATTTGACATATAAGCTTGTATAGCTTTTCTTTTATCTTTAGTAGAAGACTCTAAGTCGTATCCTTCCCATTTCATCCAATCATCATTTGGAAATAAAGCATCTAAATAATTAGCATGCAGGTTGTCTCTAATCTGAGTAAGCTTAGGAACAGTAGTTTTGTTTTTCCAAGGAAGAGTTGAATTAGAAGTTGTAGTTGTATCAGTTGCAAATAAATAGTTTCTTAACTCTCTCCATTCAACTTCTTTTGAGTTTCTTTGAGTATACCATTGATTATACAACCCAGCTAGAGTTCTAGCCATGCTATCTCTATCTAATAAATCTCTAATTTCTGCTACTTTTCCTGCCATAATTTTTCCTTAATAAGAAACTCCACCAAATCTAGAGTGAGTCATAATGTTTTTACCTAAACTAAAGGCTCCAAACTTTTGTTTTGGAGTAATTGCAATTGCAATTGCGTTTGATAATGCATCTTTTATATCATCATGTGGAGGATGAACCATTACTAATTCTTCTTCTAATGATTGACAATTTCCTCCTTTATAATGCCATACTTGCTTGTTATCATACTTTGGTTCTAATACTGATCCTACACGTTCTTGTTTATCTCCTAGATGTCTTGTAGGTCTAAACTCATCTATAACTAAAGGAATCCCATTAGGTCTAAGATAACTATCTTTTAATTCTTTTACAATTGTTTGTTGTGCTACTGTTATTTCAGCTCGGATTTTTCTAAACCCCCACTTTTCCCAAGCATGGAGTATTTGTTTATAGTAATCTACAATTTTATCTGTTTTAAATCTATTTATATCTAATATATAATAATTACTTTGATGATCTACACCTACTACAACTAAAGCAGTATAATCTGCTTGTTTTCTTAAAGAAAAAGCAAAATCAATAGCAGCATATATATTTAATTTTCTATCTCTTATATACCAGTCCCCTTCTTTATTAACTAAAACATTTCTATCATAGTATTGAAAGTTCTCTGTGTTAATTCTTGCTGTTTCATTAGTATTAGGGTTATTATAATACTGAGCAAAAAACTGTGTTGTATCTATATATTTAGCTTTTATTCTAGCTAACTCTCTAGAGTCAAACCCAAAACTTTTTCCATCTGCTCTAGTTTTTTTAGACCATAAAAATTCTCCATCTGTTTCTACTACTTTTTGAAATAACTCGTAAACTTCTAGTTCTTCAAGTAGTTCACCTTCATCATCATAATGTTGTTCTTTCATATTAATCATAGTATCATATATATCTCTAGGATGATACCTAGTTCCTACAACCCATTCTTGTGCTCCTGGGTTTTCAATAGAAGCAAGTTGTGAATAAGCACTTGCTACTTTTTCTCTACCTTCTGAAGTATAAGCGTTTCCTGGTACAACGATGTCATCAAGTACAACAATGTCTGCGTGAAACCCAGTTGTATTAGATGTAAGACCAACAGCTTTACATGTAGCATCTCTTATTCCCTCTAGTTTACGTTGT